AGTTTTTAATAGTGCAACAAATTTTAATACGCAAATTTATCATAGCGCTGGAAGTTTAGTTTTTTATACAGGAGCCAATGAGCGTATGTATATAACCTCCACAGGCAACGTCTTGATTGGAACGACAACGGACGTAGGTGCAAGATTATATGTAGATGGAGCATTTAGAACAGGAACACTTACAGCAGGTACGCAGACAGCAGCTGTTGATTGGAGATTAGGAAACGCTAGAGGTGGAACCGCTACAGCAAACGCATTAGTTAGAGTACAAATAAATGGAGTATTAGTAGACTTAATAGGTAATTACGTATAAATAAAAACAACATGAAAACAATCGATCCCGTATTTATTTGGGTAAATGGAACCCAAGATGAAGGAACTATCCTAAATGCTTATTGCATTAATGACAATCTAAGTACGTCAGGAACATTTTATTATTCTATCTTGAGTGATGCTCAACAGCAACTTGCTCAAGGGAATCTAACTATGACTGGAGAGGACTATCAAGCATGGCAGACAAATGAGTATGCCTATGACTGGGTTGCAAGTCAACTGAACCTAACCATCACAGGTGACTATGTACCACCAGTGCCTCCACAACCTGAACCTGAGCCAATCGTAAACGCAGAATAATCATGGCAACTATTAACTCATACGCAACTGACAATTCAGTATCCTACAATGATAAGTTAATTGGTACTGATGCTGAGGACAGCAATAAGACTAAGAACTTTACTGTGGGCAGCATTCTATCAATGCCTCTACCATCTGTACCTGTATACGCTAACAACACAGCGGCACTAGCAGGTGGTCTTGTGGCAGGCAACGTGTATCGAATCACAGGGACAGGACAACTAGGAGTGGTATATACTCCATAATCTTGCCTAGTAAAATTTAATCTAATGGACATAAGAAAAATATCAGTAGGACCAGACTATAAGGGTAGCTCCATGCACTACATCGTAGGGCAGAAGGTGCTTGGTGATAGCCATGAGATTCATCTCATTAAGTTCACCATAGACACCGGAGCAATTAGAATTTATATTATCAACGAGAAGCAGGAAGTAGTTCTCTGGAAGGAGTTTAACTACACTATGCCTGTTGCAATTGAATACAATATAAACTACTAATGCAGTCCCCATTTGATTTTATCGTGAAGCCAATAAATGGTGAGCGATACAACAACACCAAGGATATTGGTGGCATTGAGTTCATTGTCAACACATCAGAGGAGGACCACAAGTTCTCCAACAGATATGCTGAGGTGATTGAGGTGCCCTATGGATACGATGGTCCTGTGCAGCAGGGTGATACACTATTAGTACACCACAATGCATTTAAGTTCTACAATGACATTAGAGGTAGACGTAAGAGTGGTCGGTCATTTTTTAGAGACGATAAGTTCTTCATAGAGCCTGACCAATTCTACCTATATCGCAGAGGCGATATTTGGTATACCTATGACCGCTACTGCTTTGTTAAGCCTATCCCAGCAATTGAATCGTACATTAAGAAGCCATTCTCCCATGAACCTCTCATGGGAATTATGCGCTACCCTAATGCATATCTCCTATCTCAAGGTATTCGTACAGGTGACAAGGTATGCTTCAAGCCAGACAGTGAGTATGAGTTTGATGTAGATGGGGAGAAGTTATATAGGATGTTTGACCATCAGATAACTATAAAGCTATGAGAGACCCTAAAGAAATTAAGTTAAAGATAATTGAGGCAGGGCACCAGGCTGTAGAGCAACTAATTAAGGTTGCCAAGGAGGCCATCATTAAGCATGAGGATGACGATGAGTTGTCTGCTGACAGATTAAAGAATGCCGCAGCGACAAAGAAGTTAGCCATCTTTGATGCGTTTGAGATTCTCAATAGGATAGAGGCTGAGCGTGAGGCTCTTGAGATGTTGGACAAGGGAGTGAACAGAACAGAAACCAAACAAGGATTTGCAGAGCGAAGGTCTATATCGAATCGTTAAGGATCACGTCCCACAGAACTCTTTAAATAAAAAGAACAGTGGGAGGACATGGATGTACGGCTACAATGAGCAGTACGACATGGTGGTTATATCTAGGACTGGAGAGATAGGTGATATCATAAATATCTCAGGGCTGAATATTGCGTTGCCTAAGGCACCTAAAGATTGCTTTTCAAGGAGCAAGAACATCAGGGATCAGTACTGGGAGAGGCAAGATTTGCCAAAGGAGTTATCAAAGATACAGTCAATCTTTCACTGGAATGAGATGCCTGCTGAGTTTAAGGACAGGTGGGTGGACTACATTGAGACAGAGTTTGATAGGCGTGAGGATGGAATGTGGTTCATGAACAATGGTGAGCCAACATACATCACAGGGTCTCATTATATGTACTTGCAGTGGTCTAGCATTGACGTTGGATACGCAGACTACCGTGAGGCTAACCGCATATTCTTTATATTCTGGGAGGCATGCAGAGCAGACACTAGGTCATTTGGTATGATATACCTAAAGATTAGACGCTCAGGATTCTCGTTCATGTCATCATCAGAGTGCGTCAACATAGCCACTCTTGCTCGTGACTCTCGTGTAGGTATCTTGTCAAAGACTGGTGCTGATGCTAAGAAGATGTTCACTGACAAGGTGGTCCCAATAAATAGCAGGCTACCATTCTTCTTCAGACCTATCATGGATGGTATGGACAAGCCAAAGACTGAGCTTGCGTACCGGGTACCTGCATCTAAGATTACTAAGAAGAACATGGCCAATGCCTCTGACACTGAGGTGATTGGTCTTGATACCACTATTGACTGGAAGAACACTGAGGAGAACTCTTACGATGGTGAGAAGTTACTATTCTTGGCACATGATGAATGCTATGCTCCAGATACCAATCTGTTGATGGCTGACTTTACGTTTAAACCAATAAGGGATATTAATGTTGGTGACAAAGTAATGGTTGAAGGAGGAAAGATAAAGACAGTTATGAAGCGAGTTGATGGTGTAACAGACCGATACTTGGTTAAGCAGCCTTACGGAGAAGACTACATCGTTACAAAAAACCATAGACTTGTATTCAATCGGTACATGTTTAATTCTAGAAATAATGCTCATCGACATGAAGAGGTGATAATGACTCCAGAGGAGTACATGTCTAAATCAAAGTTTGTGAAGCAACATCTAACAAGAGTTACATCAAAGGGTATTGAAATGGCAGATAACTATGATGGCATACCGCCATATCTGTTAGGACTATGGCTTGGAGATGGTAGAAAACAAGAGTTTACTATACTTGTAAACAAAGAAGAGGAGCCTGAAATATTGCATTACCTAGGAAGGATTGCTGAAATGAAAGGTATTGATTTTGATTTTAAGAAAAGTACGTCTGATAAAATAGTAGAATTTAGATTTAAAGGAATTAATTCAGAACTTAGAAAGATTGGTGTATACAATAACAAGTATATTCCTGATCAGTACATGAAGTCATCTATTGAATCTAGACTTCAACTTCTTGCTGGGATTATTGAGACTGATGGATACTCAGATAAGAAAAAGAATATGATTTCAATAGGAATGAGTAAAAAAGATTTAATCGAACAGATTAGAATGTTAGCTCTTTCTTGTGGAATAAGTTGCAGTAATGTAAAGAATTATAAGTCAAATTTTAATACAGAAGTATACAGGATAAGTTTATCTGGAGAACTTTCTAGGATTCCATTAATAACTGAAAAGAAATCATTTGAAGGTTATGATCCTATTTCTACGGGAAGAAGGAATAAGGTATCTGTTGAGTATCTAGATAAAGGCGAGTACGTTGGTATACAAGTAGATGCAGATAATGATGACGAGCGTAAGCTTATTTTATCTGACTTTACGATAAGTATGAATAGTGCTAAGTGGACTAAGCCGAACAACATCTTAAATAACTGGCGAGTAACAAAGACCTGTCTTAGGGTAGGTAGCAAGATTATTGGCAAGTGCATGATGGGATCTACCTCAAATGCTTTGAGCAAGGGTGGTGACAACTATAAGAAACTATATGAGGACTCAAACGTACTTATTAGAAACGCCAATGGACAGACTAAGAGCGGTCTATATGCTCTGTTTATACCGATGGAGTGGAACATGGAGGGCTTTATCGATAGGTATGGCATGCCTGTGGTTCGAAAGCCTGTTACTCCTATTCTTGGTGTTGATGGGCAGATGATAAAGAATGGTGCGGTAGACTACTGGGAGGCTGAGGTGGAGTCATTAAAGAATGACGCTGATGCACTCAACGAGTTCTATCGTCAGTTCCCACGCACGGAGTCGCATGCATTCCGTGATGAGAGCAAGTCATCTATCTTTAACCTTACCAAGATTTACCAGCAGATTGACTACAACGATTCAGGTATTGAGGGGCAGATGGTGACACGTGGGTCGTTTCACTGGAAGGATGGCATCAAGGACAGTAAGGTGATATGGACACCTGACTCTAGGGGCAGGTTCTTAATTAGCTGGGTACCACCATTGTATTTGCAGAACAATGTTCAAATAAGGAATGGAGTGAAGTACCCAGGCAATGAGCACCTGGGTTCGTTTGGATGTGACCCCTATGATATATCAGCAGTAGTTGGAGGACGTGGATCTAATGGCGCACTTCATGGTATGACTAAGTACCACATGGACGATGCTCCTGTTAACCAGTTCTTCTTGGAGTATATTGCAAGACCGCAGACAGCGGAGATATTCTTTGAGGAAGTTTTGATGGCCTGTGTGTTTTATGGTATGCCTATGCTTGCGGAGAACAATAAAGCTCGTATATTATATCACTTTAAGAATAGAGGGTACAGGGCATTCAGCATGAATAGACCTGACCGCACATTGAATAAGCTTAGCAAGACAGAGCGAGAACTAGGTGGTATACCTAACTCCTCTGAGGAGGTGAAGCAGTCACATGCATCAGCTATTGAGTCTTACATTGAGAAGTTTGTAGGGTTTGATTTAGCCAGCACGTATAGATCATCAGATGAAATAGGCACAATGCCGTTCACTAGGACGCTTGAGGACTGGGCAAAGTTTGACATTAATGATAGAACAAAGCACGATGCGTCAATCAGTTCAGGCTTAGCTATAATGGCAAATCAAAAACACGTATATTTACCGGAGAAAAAAGAGTCGAAAATTAGTGTTAATTTCGCAAAGTACGCTAACACTGGAAATCAAAGTCAAATTATTAGATGAAAGATGTCGTAATTAATATATCTTCAACTGCATTTCCAAGCCAGTTTGTATCTGATGCTGAGAAGGCAACTCCAGAGTATGGCCTTCAAATTGGTCAGGCTATTCAGTACGAATGGTTCAGAAAGGATGGCAGTCAATGTAGATACTATAATCAATGGGGTGAGTTTAACCGACTGCGTTTGTACGCAAGAGGTGAACAATCCGTTCAGAAATATAAGAATGAGCTGGCCATTGATGGTGACTTATCTTATCTAAACCTTGACTGGACTCCAGTACCTATCCTTCCTAAGTTCGTTGACATTGTTGTCAATGGCATGAGCGATAGACTCTTTAAGGTAAAGGCATACGCACAGGATGCAATGTCTCAGGCAAAGAGAAGTAAGTATCAGGACATGATTGAGAGCCAGATGCTTGCTAAGGATCTGTTGCTAAAGATACAGAATGAAACTGGTGTTGATCCATTTGTGACTAACCCAGAGGAGTTGCCTCAGACTGATGAGGAACTATCATTATACATGCAGCTTAAGTATAAGCCTGCTATTGAGATTGCCGAAGAAGAAGCGATTAACACTATCCTTGATGAGAACCACTACCAGGATACACGCAAGCGTATTGACTACGACTTGACTGTGTTAGGTATTGGTATTGCTAAGCATGAGTTCTTGCCAGGTGCTGGCGTACAGGTGTCTTATGTTGACCCTGCTAACGTGGTGTATAGCTACACAGAAGATCCATTCTTCCAAGACTGCTTCTACTGGGGTGAGATTAAGACTGTCCCTATGACTGAGCTGTTGAAGATTGATCCTACCCTTACTCGTGAGGACTTGGATGAAATATCCAAATACTCTCAGAGCTGGTACGATTACTACAACACTGCTAGATTTTACGAGAACAGTTTGTTCTATCAAGATACCTGTACTTTGATGTACTTCAATTACAAGACCACAAAGAAGATGGTCTATAAGAAGAAGATTCTTGAGAACGGATCTACTAGAGTAATTGAGAAGGACGATCAGTTTAACCCTCCATTAGAGATGATGGAGGATGGTAAGTTCGAAAAGCTTGAGAAGACCATTGACGTATGGTATGATGGTGTAATGGTGATGGGCACCAACTTCTTATTGAAGTGGCAACTATCTGAGAACATGGTGAGACCAAAGTCTTCTTCTCAGCATGCATTGCCTAACTACGTTGCAGTAGCACCACGAATGTATAAGGGTGTTATTGAGTCGTTGGTTAGAAGGATGATTCCTTTTGCTGACTTGATTCAGTTGACTCACTTAAAGCTACAGCAGGTTATTGCCCGTACAGTTCCTGATGGTGTCTTCATTGATGCTGATGGATTGAATGAGGTTGACTTGGGCACAGGTGCGGCATACAACCCTGAGGATGCGTTGAGACTATACTTCCAGACTGGTAGTGTTATTGGACGTAGTTACACTCAGGATGGTGAGTTCAACAATGCTAGGGTACCTATCCAGCAGCTGACATCCAACTCAGGAGCGTCTAAGACTCAGATGCTTATTGCTAACTACAACCACTACCTTGACATGATTCGGTCTGTAACTGGACTGAACGAAGCAAGAGATGGTTCTACTCCTGATCCAAATGCATTGGTTGGTGTACAAAAACTAGCGGCACTTAACTCGAACACTGCTACTAGACACATCCTTGAGAGTGGTCTATTTATCTATCGTTCACTTGCTGAGGCACTTACGTATCGTGTGGCTGATATCTTGCAGTATGCTGACTTTAAGGATGACTTTGCAAATAAGATTGGAAAGTACAACGTGTCTATATTGAATGACATTAAGGATTTGTACATCTACGACTTTGGTATCTTCATTGAGATTTCTCCAGACGAAGAGCAGAAGGCACAGCTTGAGCAGAACATTCAGGTGGCATTGGCGAAGGGTGACATTAACCTTGAGGATGCTATTGACATCAGAGAGATTAAGAATCTAAAGTTAGCGAACCAGTTGTTGAAACTCAAGAGAGTTAAGAAGCAGGAGCGTGAGGATAAGATGGCTATGCAGAAGCAGGAGATGGCAGCAATGCAGCAGATGCAGTCTCAGGAACTAGCAGCACAGACTGCTATGCAGAAGATTCAGTTGGAGGCTCAGGCTAAGATGCAGTTCAAGCAGGCAGAGGTGGCATTCGATATTGAGAGGTTAAAGGCTGAGGCTGAGCTTAAAAGAATGTTGATGGCTGAAGAGTTTAACTATCAGATGCAGATCGCTGGTGTTAAGGAGATATCTCTTGCTGATCGTGAGAAGATGAAGGAGGACGCAAAGGCTAAGAGAATAAGCCAGCAGAATACTGAGCAGTCTAAATTGATTAATCAGCGCAAGAATAATCTACCTCCATTAAGCTTTGAGTCTAACGAGGATACGCTTGATGGATTTGACATGGCAGAGTTTGAGCCACGATAAAAAAAAATCTATAAATTTGTAAACATAAAATTTAATTAAATGGAAATCAAAGTAAGATCACTAGATGCAGTTGAGCCAAAGAGCATGCAGGAAGTTGAACAAGAGCTTCTTGAAAAACATGAAAGGGAAATCAACGGTGAAGTACAAGTTGGCTTGGATACTTCTAATATTGACAATGCAGTTCAAGATAGTCAGCCTGAAGAGGATGAGCTATCGGAAGAAAAAGTTCTTTCATATATTGGTAAGAGATACAATAAGCAGATAAACTCATTTGATGAGTTGATGGAACAGAGACAGAGCAATGAAGAGTTGCCTGAGGATGTCGCTGCTTATTTGAATTATAAGAAGGAGACTGGGCGTGGCTTCGATGACTTCGTGAAACTCAAGAAGGATTACGATGCTATGGACCCAGACACCTTGCTTAGAGAGTACCTTGCAGATACACAGCAGAATCTTGACGCTGAGGATATCGATGTCTTAATGGAGGAGTATACCTTCGATGAGGACTTGGATGAGGAGTCAAAGATTAAGCGTACAAAGATTGCAAGAAAGAAGGCTATTGCCGAGGCGAAGAATTACTTCAACTCCCAGAAAGAGAAATATAAGTTCCCACTTGAGTCAAGTGGAATGGGCTTGTCTCAGGAAGAGAAGGAGGAGTTTGAAGCCTATCGTCAATATACAAAACAGGCGAAGACTGTACAGGAGGAGAGTGATCGGAAGCGTAGATGGTTCGACCAAAAAACAGATGAGGTCTTTAGTAAAGACTTTAAAGGATTTGAGTTCGATGTCAACGATAAGAAGATTGTATTTGCTCCGGCATCTGCTGCTGAACTAAAGTCAATTCAGTCTAGTCCAATGAACTTCGTTAATAAGTTCTTGGATGAAAGTGGTTTGATTAAGGATGCAGCTGGATACCATAGGTCTTTGTCTATCGCTATGAATCCTGAGAAGTTTGCCAAGTTCTTTTATGAGCAAGGCCAAGCGGATGCTACTGATGACGTTTTACGTAAGACCAAAAATATAAACATGTCTGAGCGTAGAGCTCCAGAGGTTGCTACTAAGGGAGGAATGCAGGTGAGGGCGGTTGCTCCAGATTCTGGAAAGGGTCTAAAAATCCGCAGTATTAAAAAAATGTAATAACTAAAAACAAAACAAAACAATGGCAGTATTATCAAGCCCGGGATATCAGTTGCAGCCAAGTGCTGAACAAGTCCCTTTATCAACTAATTACATTACCAACTTTGACTTCTTGAACCAGTATCTTCCTGATACTTATGAGAAAGAATTCGAGCGTTATGGTAACAGAACAGTAGCTTCATTCCTTCGAATGGTAGGTGCTGAGATGCCGTCTAACTCTGACATGATCAAGTGGGCTGAGCAAGGTCGTTTGCATACCAAGTATGTAAACTGTGATTCTAACGCAGCTGCTGCTGCTGACACCGCTACTATCACTGTAAACGATTCTAACGTAAGTGGAATTGCAATCCGTGTTGGTCAGACTGTATTCATTTCTGAAAACTCTACAGGTCTTTCTAACAAGGGTATCGTTACTGCTGTAAACACTACCGCAGGTACATTTGATGTGGCTTACTACGAAGGTGGAGGACAGACTTTCCCTGGAACTAACCCTCTTTCTGTTTGGATTTACGGTTCTGAATTTAAGAAAGGTACTATAGGAATGATCGGTTCTTTGGAGGCTGAAGACGAAATCTTCGACAACTCTCCAATCATCATCAAGGACAAGTACGCTGTATCTGGTTCCGACATGGCTCAGATTGGATGGGTAGAAGTAACTACTGAGAACGGTGCTACTGGATACCTTTGGTATTTGAAGTCTGAGCACGAGACTCGTCTACGTTTCGAGGACTACCTTGAGACTGCAATGATTGAAGCAGTTCCTGCTGAGTCTGGTTCAGGTGTAGCAACTCAAACTGCTAACTCTCAAGTTGGTAACAAAGGTTCTGAAGGTATCTTCTACGTTGTGAACAATCGTGGTAACGTATGGGGTGGTGGTAACCCAACTACTCTTGCTGACTTTGATAGCATCATCTCTCGTCTTGACAAGCAGGGATCTATCGAAGAGAACGTAATCTTCGTTAACAGAGCGTTCAGCTTTGACATCGATGACATGTTGGCAGCTCAGAACAGTTACGGAGCAAATGGTACCTCTTATGGTTTGTTCAACAACGACAGAGACATGGCTTTGAATCTTGGATTCACTGGCTTCCGTAGAGGTTATGACTTCTATAAGTCTGACTGGAAGTACTTGAACGATCCTACTATGCGTGGTGGTTTGCCAACTGGTGGTTCTGCTTCTGGTACTGTAACCGGTCTATTGGTTCCTGCTGGATCTACTACTGTGTATGACCAAATCCTTGGTAAGAACGCTAAGCGTCCATTCTTGCACGTTCGTTACAGAGCTTCTGAGACTGAAGACAGACGTTACAAGACTTGGATTACTGGTTCTGCTGGTGGAGCACAGACTAGCGATCTTGACGCAATGGAGGTA